CATCTGGGGGTTTAGCTCAGCTGGGAGAGCGCTTGCATGGCATGCAAGAGGTCACCGGTTCGATCCCGGTAATCTCCACCAATCAAGAGCAAAACGAACACAGAACCACCATTCAAATGGTCGGTAATGTGTTCGTTTTGTTTTGCGAGATTCCAAATGTCACCCTGACATGAAAAAAGCGCCCACGTTACCATCATCGGTAGTGTGGGCGCTTTTCTGTCTTAATTTACCGAAAATCGGAAAAAACTCCCGAAATATGAAGTTTTCTGCCAAAATGCAGACAAGCCGGGTACATATCGGCTAAAATTTCGGTAAAAGGAGACAAAAGGCTATGATTAGAATTTTGCTGTCTACCCGCCTCGGCGAAAGGCGGATGACACAGAGCGAACTTGCACGTGCAACAGGGATTCGCTCCCAGACCATCAATGAGCTGTACCACGATTTTGCAGAGCGAGTCAGCCTGGATGATCTCGACCTCATTTGCGAGGCCCTTGACTGCGAACTGGATGACCTCATCGTGAGAGAGCCCAACCCGGAGCGTAGGGTCAAAGAGGTGCGGCACATCCCTCAGACCGTGAACAAGTCTCGCAAGAAATAACCTCTCCTGCCCGGATGCGTCAAGCGTCCGGGCTTTTTTCGTCTTCATCATTGCGCAGCTGGATGGCCTGCCCGTCCGGCATGATGATTGCAACCTTGCCGCCGCACAGTTCCGCCGCCTTGATAAGGTCATCTGCCGACCAGCGGTTCATGCGCACCTTGTTGCTCATTGCCTGCTTGCTGCTCATACCGAGGACTTCGGCCAGATCTGCTTGCTTCTTCCCTGTCATGGAAAGCAGCCCCTTGATGATGTCCGACACTGTCATGTGTTCATCCACTCCTTTCATGTATAGGGTACACCAAAATCAATTACTTGTCAACTTCTTTTATTTCAAAGTAAATCAAAAAAGTTTATCAAAACTATTGACAAGTAAACCGAAAAGGTGTACAATGTAGATGTAAGGCAGAGAGCGAAAGCCCCTTACAGAAAGGAGTGAGGTGAATGGAAGACATGAACGTAACCAAGGCGTTGCTCAAAGCAATCCTCGAACTCATCGAGAAATGCGACACGCTGGAAGAGCTCCGTGAGAGCGTCAAGAAGATTATGGAAGAGTAAAAAAAGAAGACCAGCCACCGTCCAAAGCAACTGATCTTCAACACCGAACCAACGGCGAGCCGGGAGCCTTACCCCGGCCGCCCTCTATTTTATCAGAGTAAGGCCAGAAAGACAAGAGGGTAACACAATGAAGTATATCGATATCAACCGCAAGTTCACCGAGACTGTCAGCAGCTACATCGCACAGGGCTATATCATCAACACCGCTTCGATGTCCGGCAGTCAGGGCGAGATCGCTCACATCGACCTGACCGACGGTAAGCAGATTGTCCGCGTTCTGCTGGACAGCTTCACCGAATGGGAAGATTACAATCAGCTGGAAGGTCTGAAGCTCGTGGTCGGCATCGCCGCTGACAACGTCAAGCCCAACGATAACCAGCGCCGGGATGTCATCTGGAACAACCGGTTGGAGGTCATCTCTTGCGAGAAGTTCTACAAGCTGAGCAGCAACCGCGACGATTCCGTGTTCTACGGAACGCGAGAGGAGGCCACCGCAGCCGATGAAAAGCGCTTCGAGCGCTACTGCCGCCGTGACTGCCGCATCAAGAAGCACCTTCCCGAAAAGGCTTCTCCGCTGGTCAAGGAATTCGTTCGCCGGAAGTTCGGCCTGAAGCGTGTCGTGGTGAGCAACATCCAGATCACCAAGCAGAGCGGCGTGTATACCGTCACCTACAACCAGCACAGCACCCAGCTGCACTGAGGAGGGCAAAACAATGAAAAAGGTAATCTTTACTTACGATTCCAAGGACATGAAGCACGGTCAGAACGGCGAAATCGGCGAGGCCAGTGCCTCTATTCTGGTGGAAGACGAGCGGGCAAAAGAAATCCACGCCGCATTCAATGAGGATCGTGCGGACCATACCGCCTACTTCATCCGTGAGCGAGCAATCGGTTTCTGCTGGAGCTGCGAACATCTGCGTGGCCGTGGCTACATCGAGGGCAGCCTCAAGACCGTGGAAGTCAAGGAGGTCTAAGACATGAAACTCTACAAATACACTGGCACCATTTCCGAGGTTTCCTTCCGCAACAGAACGGCTTGCGATATCAAGCTGTACGATATGAACGACCGCGACAAGGCTCCCACCCGGCTGGAGGTTTTCGGCGCCCTCGGAAAATACATCTTGGATATCGAGGGCACCGATGCAGAAGAGCGGTACATCCCGAACGTTTTCTACTTTGATGACAACCTGTACCTGTGGCGCATTGAGATTCCCGGCGGTGAGGTTGGCCGCCCGGCGAAAATCATCACCCAGAGCCCGGACAACATCGACCAGTTGGAAATCTTCGGCCAGCAGGACTATATCCAGACCAGCAAGCCGGAATCCATGTCCTGCAAGGAAATTTACCGCTGGGCCGATTGGGAACGCCAGAACATGAAGTAAGGAGGTTGTGACCATGTTCAGCATTACTGATAACGAGAGGCTGCGTGATGCGTACGCACTCCTGATGTTCATGCAGAGCGATGTTCCGGCCTCTGCCGAAAAGAAGGCAGCCGTGAAAAACATGGCGGTAACCATTAAGAGGGAGATTCGGAATTACAATAACCGCCCCGCCCCTGATGTGCATATCATCTGTGCCGACTATGACGGCCGCCTGGAGCTTGTTCAGCTGCCTGATGAATTGGACAAGGCGCACAAGGCGGATGCCGCCGACTGGTTCCGCGGCAACTGCTATCTGGAAGCTTACAACAGCCCCTATGACTGCACAGGGCAGGAGTTCACGAATTGGTTCTATCTATTCCGGCGGCGCGGTCACTGGTTTGCATATCACTCGGTTAGCCGAGATGTTTAAGGAGGAAGTACAATGACAGACGAAAAAGCTATCGAAAAGATGCTCTATGACCAGCAGCAGGGCTGGCCGCTGTGCCCCCGCTGCGGCGAGAGGATGCCGGACAAACTGACCCACGGAGCACTGAGCCGCCACGCCAAGGGCGTGTACATCTGCGAGGCCTGCGGCACCGATGAAGCTCTCCGGGACTGGACCGGGAACGTCAAACCGCTGTCCGACTGGGTGCTGGTTCGCGTATACAACGGAGATCTTCGGAGGTAATCGATATGGAAGAAATGCTCCTGTCACTGAATGGACCATGGTCAAACGCAGCCTGCATCGGCTACTGTGTCATGGCGATGTGCAACGCCGGTTTGAGCGAGAAGACGCAGCGCAAAGTCCTCGATGAACTGACCCAGTGTTTCGACGACGTGAGCGTTGAAGATGCTGCACAGATGAAGTTCTAACAAACAAAAAAATCCCCCTACACTGGCCAGAAGGTCAATGCAGGGGGATTTTTGCGCGCTACCGAGGCAGCCAAATATAAAATCAAGAGTGAACCATGCCGGGCCACTCTCTACAAAAGCCGAAGCTTTTCAAGTGCCTCTATTTTACACGGCACTCATGCAGCAGTCAAGACTTTTTGCCCAGTGCTGCGGTCATAACATCAAAGGCGTGTTCGATGACAGCATCCAGCACCTCGTCAGTGATGGCCCAGCGGATAGCCGCCGGGCACTTGGCGCGGAGAGTAGCGAACACCTGCTTCTTCCTCTTGGCGCCCTGACCGCTGCCCATGATGGACAGCTCGGCCTTTTCGACCAGTTCCAGAGCCAGATCCTTGACGGTGGCCTTGTAGCCCAGCCGGATGCCCCCGACTGCCAGAGTAACGAAGCCCAGCAGCATCAGAGCGATGGCGACGGGAGCAGGAATGAAGTTCAACATAGCTTCCATGATATTGCCTCCTATAAGCATCAGCGGCGCAGAGAGCTACCCCTGCGCCGTTTTGTCGTGTTGGTTATATCGGATGTTTCACAGGTACTTGGAAGCCCCGGAAATGGCCTTCCAGCTGGCAGGGCCGCAGATGCCGTCCACGGCCAGCTTGTGCTTCTCCTGCGCTTTCAGCAGGGCGTTTTCGGTTTTTTCTCCAAAAATGCCGTCCGGGGTCAG